GAGGTGCTAGGGGGCGTAGGGGGTGGTGTAGGGGTGCTAGGAGGGGGTGGAGGTGGTGCAGTAGAGGATAGTTTTTCAGAGACAGTCTGAACACCCTTACGGCTCATCACGCCACCAATGCCGCCCACAATGAGCAAAACAATGTCGTTCAGCATTTTGGCAAACGCTTGGTCAATCGGAGCCATGCTCTTAATAGGCTGAACCACAAAGGCTAGGCTATACAGCATAAAGATCACGATACCAGCAAGGATGATTGTTACGATTAGGACTACGCAAGCCCAAACTCGTATTTCAATTTCCTCTTGGCTCAGAAGCCGATTGATTTGGAATTTGTGGGGGTTGGACAACTTGTTTCTCCAATATAGGTGCTACGAGGTAATCAGGACAATCTTGGGTGAATTGGCAGTCAGGACGCTGACAGCGTTTGGCAGAGAAGTGCTTTGGGTCTTGGCAATAATACCGATAGCGGTCATCGCATCCCACTAGCAATAACAGCAACAAGACATACTTCATTTGGTTTCTTTCAGTTCTTGTTTCAATTTACGCAATTCTTTTATCTCACGCTTGAGTTGTGCTTTCATGTAAAGAGTCTCCACATAAGCCATTGAAGTTGCACCTACGACAACACAGAGCATCACTCCAATTAAAACCCACCAGATAAGTTTTGCAGTTGCCACATCAGCCACCCAAAGATCAATGAAATAAACCCAACAGCAACCAACCCACTTATCATCTCAATCTGGCGAATCTCCTCTTGTTCTTGTCTCCAACGCTCTATCCTTGCCCTTCGGATCATCTCCGACCTCGCCCACTCTTGCTCTTGCTCAATTTTTGCATACATCTTCAAGAATCTGCCATACAAGTCCTTCAACTCAGAGGGCGCATACACCATCGCCTCCCTTACTTGTTCCATCAGTTTCTCAAGTTGCAACTCAATTAGAGTCCTCTCAATCGCTTTCTTGCTACTATTTTGGTCAGGATCATAGACATTCTTTGATTCTTCCTCTAATGACCGATAGTGATTGTTGATTTGCTGTTGTGTATCGAATAAAAGACCAAGTTTCTCACCAATGTCCTTAATGAGTAAGAGTTCCATCTCCTCATAAGACTGTTGCTTCTTGGAAGCGGTTTTCGCTTTCGCCAGAGGCTTGGTGGCTTCTTCTGTTGGCTTGGACTTGGGCTTTCCGCTAAGTAGGCCAATGAGCCACTGCCAAATGCCCTTGATTGCCTTGACATCAGCAAGGACACCTTCAACTGTCTTCTTAGCACCTTCAAGTTCCATGCGCCCCTCATGGAGCATTGCACAGCCTTGCTTAATAAAGCCAACTGCACCTTGTGCCAACATGAGGAGAGAAAAAGGATCAATGGGATGCTCCTACGGCTGTGGGTTAGCCAAGGTAGTTCCTAGCAAGCCTGAATAGCCATAGTTAGGTTGCTGTGATGGGGTAACACCAGAGGCTATCTGTTTAACCGCTAATTCAGCCGCCCGTCTACGTAAAACGCTTTGTAGTTTGTCAGCCGTTAGACCTGCGCCAGCCAATGTTAGTGCGGCAGGAAGACTTTGCGTTCCAACTGCACCCATTATTCCTCCAGTAATAAATCTTGCTCTGAGAGGACTAAATGCACCTAATGCAGACAAAAGTTTATCTTGTGGCCCACCACTAGCAACAGACTTAATAACATTTTGTTCTTCTTCGCTAAAACGAGTCATTTTATTTTTGTTTGCCGCAATATTGATAAATCCTCTACGAATCAATTCGCTTTCAGATGCTCTTGGGTCTAATGCTTTACCCTCTGCTGTACTAAGCGCATCTTGAAGAATTTCTGCACGACTTTGATTGCGCCAATCTTTTCTAGCAGACATTACATTTTTAACTGCTTCGTCAAGTTTTCCAGAACCAGCAAATACATCGTTGCCATTTAATTTTGTTATGTAATTATCAACAGAGTCAATCATTACATTGCCAAGCCGTCTAGTATTTGGATCAGTATCACTACGCAAGTTGTTAGCCATTTTGCGTAATTCCTCTAATTTAGGAAAAGACACAAATCTATCGCCAACAATATCTCTCATTTTTGATAATGTATTGGCTATTTTTGGCTCATTTTGAGGAATATATTGATTTGAATTGAGATTTGTTTCAATGTCATCAACCATGCCAAGAACACTTTTTGGCTTAATATAAACTCCAGAATTATCTAAAGAGTTATATGATCTAGTTGCTCTTTGCCTGACTTCTTCCATTGTATAAAGTTGTGGTTGTGCTTCTCCAGTAACCTTACCAGCAATGCCTCCAACTTTTTGACCAACCTTTGCACCAACGCCCATTGCGGCAATCGTAGCCGCTATATCACTTCCTTGTTCTCCAAGAACACCTAAAGTTGCTTCTTTAGTTGCTTCTGCCGCAGGTTGAGCCGCAAAACCAGCCGCACCAGAAGCAGGAATTTGTTGAGCAAGATTAGCCGCTAATGCAGGGACTTTAGGAGCAAGTGCCGCTACTGTGCCTGTGCCCATCATTGCTTGCGTACCAGTTTGAACTGCTCTTTCAAGCATACCTTGAGGTTCTGGCAAACCAGCCTTGGTTAACATTTGACTTTGGGCTTGAGCAACAGAAGGCAATCTGCTTGGTGAGCCAACTATATTTGCACCAAGGTTGTATGCACTACGCAAACCTTCTAAAGTAACTGTTGCAGGCGCAGTTAAACCTTCATAAGCGGCACGACCAAACAAACCCGCTTGACGACCCAATTCTTGAGTCATAGAAGGTTGCTGTGCAGGTTGTGGTTGCTCAGTAGGTTGTGATTTAAACCCAAAATCTTCAGGCGTAGCAAGACCATTTCTAATGGCTTGGGTCATAACCTGACTTTTTGTCATGCCTTCAGGAATACCCTGAATAACTACTCCATTTGGTAATTCGATATCCATAGCAATTCCTTATTTAAGATCAGACCACTTAATTGTTTTTTGAGTTGATTCTGGTTGTAACTGTGGATTTCTATTAGAAAACTGACTTTTTTGTGGAGCAACATCAGATGGCGAAAGCCCAGGCAGTTCAGGCTTCTTAGGTTGCGTTGCTTTAACACGCTCTTCTGCCCTTACAGTTTTACTTTCAAGTTGTTTCAATAACCTTGTATATGTTTTATCAACTTTATCAAGATCATCCGCAAATGTCTTAGACTGTGGATCAAGTTTGGCAATAGTGCTTTGCAAAGCCTCAAACTCATTACGAGTAACTTGTCCAAGACCAGATGCACCAGTTTTACTAGCCTCTTTCAAAGCAGTAAGTTGAGACAAGGACAAGTTGGCTTTTATGCTATCTAAATTGTTTTGAAGCGTTTTTGCTTCTGTTAATGGCAATACAGATAAGAAACTTCCATATCCTGTTGTGTAGCCACTAATCAACTTTTTAGTTTCACCAATAACATCCTTAATGTCTTTCGTTCGGCTAGTCAATTCGTTTAAGGCTTCTGCTTGAGAAACTTTTGCTTCTTGAGATTCAGGAGTTTGAATGGTAGTAACACCACCAGCAGTTCCTGTTGTCTCAGCAAGTTTCAAGTATTTAGCAACATTCGGGGCGGCTAAACCAATGTTTAACGGATCAATTGTGGTTAGTTCGCCTGTTGTGTTATCACGGAATATTTTTGGCTTTAGTTCTTGAGCAACTTGATATCTCAAAGCACTTTCTTGCGTTGCACTTAGTGGTCTACCTTCTTTTAAAGCAACATCTGCTTCTGAAATTAACTTACGATTACGCTCAGAGGATGTAGTTGCCATCTGATATTCATTGGCTTTTTTGGCCTGTGCTTCACGCAAACCAATAGTTGCTTGAGATTCAGCCCGTTTTTGAGCAACCTCTGCTAAACCATAAGCACCTTGCATATCACCAATTTGGGCAAGTCTTGCAGATGCGGCTTGTAGGGCTTCTGGATTATTTAAATCAATACCTTGAATCACAGCATTTCGTGCGCTAATCATTTTTAACTGTGGGTCTTCAGCACCCAAAGCACCACCAATGCCACGACCTAGTTGTGCGGCAGAGGCGTAAAGACCTTCAGGAGTGCCAAATGATTTACCTTCTCTTAATGATTGCTCGTATTGCTGTCTTTCATACGATTGAGGAGTAATACCAAACAATCCACCTACGATATCTGTTGCCATGATTACTCCTTAAAAGTTTGCGTAGCCAAGTGGCACATAGTTACCATAGGGGTCTATTGTTGGTGACATCATGCCCTGACTTGTTATTCCACCCGTTGTTGGTGCGGTAGAACCAAAGTATGACCCTAAACCTTGTGCCAACAATGATGTTGGGCTACTCAGTCCACCAAGAACTGTTGCATATGGGTTAGTTGTCATAGCACCAGACAAGCCTATGGCATTACCTGCTGTTGTTCCCCTAATACCTAAATCTCCTGCTCTATATCCACCAACAGATGATTGTTGGGCAAGTCCTTGGCTTAGAGCAAATGGTTGTTGTGCCATGTTCTCCAACTGACCAGCCTGACCAAACAAACCTGTACCAAAGGTAACTTGTTGTTGACCCGCTTGTTGCGCTTGTGCCGCCAACTGTGCATCTTGTTGTGCCAAGGCGTTGTAATAGGCTTCTAACTCAGGATTAGCACCCATCAAACCTTGTGCTCCACTTGGACGCAAACCAGTAGAACCTACTGACAAACCACCACGACCTGTTTGGAATTGTTGGTTTCTAATGCTAGCCAACTGTCTCTGACGGCTAGGATCAAGCAAATCATATTGACTTGCCATGTATTTCTGAGCAACTTCTTCAGGAGACTGCGCTAAATATCCTGCGCCAAGACTTAGAAGGCGATTCTGAGCAGACGTAATCTCAGGTGCGGCTGTATACCCTGCACTTGTTAATTGACCTGTGGTTGGGTCAACTTGGAACTGAGATGTGCCAAAACGAGTAGTTGTACCAATAGGTCTGAACTGTGCGCCAGCAACGCCTTGTTGTGTTGCTTGACCAATTCTTGCTTGTGCTTGCTGTGCCGCTTGCCTATCCGCTTGCAATTGCATTAAGTTAGCGGCAGTTCCTACACCACCTTGGACAATCCCTTTTTGACTTAGGAAGTTCATTGCCCCTTGAGCCGCAGTACCACCAGCCGCCAATGCTCGTTTGATTGCGGCTTGTGTAGCCGCATCTATGGATGATAGAGCGTTATTTCCGCCATAGATTTGTGGAATTAAAGCATCAATTTGTTCTTGGGTATAAGGTGCGCTACCTGTGTCGTAGAAACCCTCGCCACCAGTTATATCTTGTGCAGGGATTGTGGTTGGCGAAAATAGTCCACTTGTTGTGTCAAAAGCGTCACCGCCACCATAATATGTGTAATCATCAACTGCCATGTTATTTGCTCCCGTTGTTCCTTGTCCTGAAGTTCCACCAGAACTTAATAAAGTAGATGGCGTTACTTGGCTTATTGCACCACTTGTTAATCCACCCGTTAATGCTTCTTCTGGTGACTTGCCACTTAGCAATCCACCCGTAGTCCCACCAGCCACATTGCCAGCAAAACTAGAACCAGTTTGTGCGCCTACTGCACCACCTACTTGACCAGCGGCTTGGCTAATAGCATAGTTTTTGGCAACGTCTTCAAGATCAGCGCCTTTGTCTAATGCAATTGCGGCTTGAGCCGCTGAGGTATAAGGAGCCGCTTGTCCTGCTGTTGCAACATTTATAACAGTTGCCCAACCGCCTGGGATTTCTTGATTTACTGTGTCATCAACGTCTGCCAAAGACTCTGTTACGCTACTTCCAACATCACTTACAACATCAGAAACGCTTTCTACAACGCTAGAAACACCGCCTTGAGGCTGAATTCTTCTGTCTCCCACATGGCGAAACGCACGAATGGGGAGGTCTGGTATACCTAATAAAGCAAGACTATTTCTCATATATTTGCCTTCCAGTTGTACTGTGGCAAGTCAGATGCTTGTACATTCAAGCCAACTCGTTTCATCAACTCCACAATTCCTTGGTTATCTGCTTTGCCATAGACAGTCTTAATGCCTAAAGCCTTACCTCTCCTAACAAAGCCAATAACAGCCTTTGCCAATGTTCTTGGGTTATCTTCAGTAAACAAATGAATTTCTGCTGATGTTGGGTTAATCTTACGAACTAGCAATACAGAATCACTTTCTTGCATCAGAACAGCAGACTTAGCCTTAACCAATGCGCTAACACTACGCAACGCTTTATTGGGGTCAATTTTGCGTTTTACCGCATCTGCTTTGATGATTTCTGATGCTTTCATGTTTACTCCTCAACCCATGCCAATGTAGACTCGTTCCAAACATAACGTTTGTTATCCGTAGGCATTGGTGCAGGCGCAGACCATAGACAAGTCTCCTCGCTCATAGTCCATGATGGATATGGCTTTGGAGGTATGAACGAATCTCTAATGCTGTCGTAGGTGTACCCAATGCCAGCATAGTTCTTACGAATATTTCCGTTATAACTTGTCTGCTTCCAGTTCCCACCTAGTAAAGATTCACAAAAAGCAATCCCCTTGGATTCGCTTTCAATGCCGTTTTCTAACAATTCTTCATTCACCACCACAATGACTTGTGTGACCATGCTTTGTTCGTTAAGTTTTGCAAAGTGTGCCATCAGAATGTGATACTCCCTGAACCAGTCCATTGATAAATTCGGTAGCCACCAGTTACTGTAATTGTTGGTGAGCCTGTTGTAGATGATGCCGCTGGATATGAGTCAACGTAGCGAATAATTACAACGCCCGAACCGCCAGCACCTCCAGAAGTTGATCCACCACCGCCACCACCGCCTAAGTTGGCAGTTCCCGCAGTTCCAGTTCCTGTACTTCCTGCGCCACCACCGCCAGAGCCACCGCCACCAGCAGTTTGACCTAATCCTGTTATAGCCCCTGCGCCTCCACCGCCTGCATAGGTTACAGAAGAACCTGTTATGGATGATGAAGAACCTGCCCCGCCTGTGCCTCCCGTTAGACCAGACCCATTCCCGCCAACAGCCCCTGCACCACCACCACCAGCAGGTGCTTGTGACGAGCCATTGCCACCATTGTTGCCTTGGCTTGGTGAAGTGCTTGGGGTATTGCCAGCACCACCAGTTCCGCCAGAAACATTGTAATTGTCTGAAGCGCCACCGCCAGAACCACCAGATTTACCATTGAAGGTTGTCGGACCAACTCCACCACCGCCACCTGTCGATGTAATGGTGCTAAATACAGAGTCAGAACCGTTATTGCCATCAGTACCTGTTGCTGTTCCTCCAGCGCCTACAGTAACTGTTGCGCTACCTGCCACAGACAAACTTCCTGTTCTGTAGCCTCCAGCACCCCCTCCTCCACCTTGACCAGTACCACCTGCACCACCACCAGCAATTACAAGATAGTCAACAGGTATAACTAATGCACTAGAAAAAAAGGAATTTTTAGAGGCAAACATTACGGTGTATATCCTTGGGAAGCAGAACCATACCAGTTAGTGCCATCAGCAACAAAAGTAAGAATATCCATCTTTCCTGCTGTTGCTGTAATCGTTGGTGCGCCAGCAGAACCAAACTTTACGCCTGTGAATGTTGCTGTTCCATTTCCTGTAGTTGCCGCTTGTTTAAGCAACAACACAAAAGATTTGCCAGCCGTTGCAGTAGGCATTGTAAATATGCAGGCAGTTGATGCTGTTAGGGTTGCAGTTTGTACCGTGCCATTGGTCAATGCCAAGGTAGACGTAGTAGTTACTGTACCAATAGCCACCACAGTTTCAACATAGTCGGTTACTGTTGGGTTTGTCAGGGTCTTGTTGGTTAGGGTATCAGTTGTTGCACGACCTACCAAAGTATCTGTTGATGTTGGTAAAGTTACAGTTCCAGTATTGCTGATTGTAGAGATAACAGGTGCTGTCAGAGTCTTATTTGTAAGTGTCTCTGTGCCTGTATAAGTAACAATAGATGCACTAGCCAATGTAGAAGCACCTGTTCCACCATTAGCAATAGGAAGCGTTCCTGTTACACCTGTACTTAAAGGTAAACCTGTGACATTGGTCATCACACCTGATGTTGGAGTTCCAAGCGCAGGGGTTACTAAGGTAGGAGAATTTAGATCAGCCTTTGTAGCAACTGCCGTAGCAATGTTGTCAAACTCTGTATTTATCTCAGTTCCCTTAACAACCTTATTTGCGTTACCAGATGCAAGCGCATCCTTTGCCGCAAAGTTAGTAATTTTTGTGTAATTAGACATATTTATTCCTTACCCAAGTTTTCCATTTTTAGCCTGAATTTCAATCTTTTGAATACTTATAGGCGCACCATTGATTTCAATTTCATATGCTGTTTGTACAACTTTGCCATAGCCTGATGCTTGTCCAACCAAAGTCCCAATTTGTACTCCTGTGGAATAGTATGCAACTGGAATACCATTTGCACCATATTCAGCAATTCCATATTCCGCTACTGTTGATATAGGAATAACCGCTTGTGTAGCGTAATACTGAGCAGAAAAATCATAAGACCATTTTATTGTAAATATTTGGTTTGTACCACCAATTACTACCACAGAAATCTTTTTCAGGATTGATGTTACATTTGCATCACCTAAATCAGCGTAGTTGGTGTAATACTGAAAACGATAGGTAGATTCATGGTCAAGATATGTCCCATACTTGCCAACATACCCATTCTTGCCAATCAGTAAATCACCATTTCTTTTTGCCAACAATGCAGTTGGTTCAATAGAGTCCCAAGTTGTTATCCTTGCTGAACCATCCTGTAACTGAGCCTTTGTATCAAATACATAGACTTGTTTTGCAATAGGTAGTGTCAAAAGGTAAAAAGCGTTTACTTCTGAGTAAACAGCCTTAATGTTTGCCAAAGTCTCTGACTCAACATATTGCATCAAGTCATTACGCACATTCTTAGACAAATCACGCAAAGGTGCAGACTTTTCTTGGATAGTACGCAAAAGACTACGCACACCTGAATTAGACAAGAAAACAATATCTGAACCCGTAGAAACTATGGAATCCCTTGATAAACAACCAATGTTGCCTATGGTGTCAGCCAATGACATTGTGGAAGGGGTTGTTGCACCTGAGTAAACTAATATCTGACGCTTACCAAAGATAACCAAGAAGTTATTGTGTGCGCCCAAACCCATTATCTGATCTGCACCATTAGCCCAAACCCTAGATACATCAAGAGTTCCAGATGTCCCAGCAGTCCAATTATGACCTGCCAACAAATCAGAGAAACTAATCGTTACATTGTCTGTCGTAGTATCAGCCACCCACAAGCGACCAAAAGCAGAAATAACAATGTTTCCCAAAGGGACTGTGCCTGTATATCCCGTTTTCTCAGACACACGCCTAAATGTTGTGGTGCTTACCGCAGGGTCATAGATAAGAGGATCAAAGCCAGATTGGAAGAAGTAGGTAATGCCATTTAGGGATGCACATTGCCAATTGCTATTAGTAATAGTCGGGGCAGTACCGCCACCCCCATAGGTCAACTCTACAACAGCGTTAGAGCCATCTAACTTAAATAACTTGTTGTTGCCAGCAAACAATACAGTTAATGTTCCATCAAGTTGTACTAACTCATGGATGACTTTTATATCATTTGCGCCTAAGTTGCCAGAGGAAGCATTAACCCTTGAGAAACCTTTTCGTGCGCCAATACGTCCATATTGGTCAATAACGCAATTGGTGGCAATAGACGCATACCCTGCCTCCAATGTCAGAGGGGAGTCTTGCGTGTTTAACCCAAAAAAGCCTGGGGCTTGAACACTAAAGGTCTGCAATCTTTGCGTCATGTTGCTACAAACTCCCCACGATCAGGATAGCGTGTGCCTTCCAAAGCAATATAGTCAGACAGCATTGCCCGATACAAGTTATAGGCTTCTGAGGAAGACAAACCGCCATCTTCACCACGCTCTACCAATGCTCTTGCAAATGCGTTTTGAGACACTAAAACATCAGAAACTAGTACCACAGTAGCGTCAGCCGCTAAAGTTGCTTGTGGTACTGCTAAAGAGAATTTGACTGTGTATACAGCATCGGGAACTGGATACAAGGTGACTTTTGTATCGTAACTACCATCTATACCATTAAAAGCATAGTCAGTAGGTGCTGAAGTTCCAGCAGGCAAGAAGTTGATGTTGCGGTTCATGGTGACAAAATCTACGTTTGTCATACCTAAAACACTAGTGGTATTGATTGCGTCTAAGACTTGGAACTTCTGACCAGCCCCTGTGAGGGAATAGGAAGAAGTGTTTGCAACTGTGGTAAGTGTGATAGTTTGAACTAATACGTTCCAAGCAAAGGCATCTTCAATCTGACGCTTTGCATCATTGACAAACTTGCCAATCAGAGTGGAATAAGTAGTTTCATTGAAAGTGGTAACCACAGGCTCTCTGAGGCGCACCAAGACATCGTTTACAAGTTCTAGGTAGGTCATGCTCTAGTCAACCCTTCTTCTTCAAATGTGGCTATAAAACTAAATGAACTTGCAGATTGTGTCGTAATTTTTAAC